AAGTTTATTTATTTCTAGTATCATATCTCAAGTGTATTATAGCTCTTCTAACCCACGGTACTGTTGAATATGGGTATGGTTTCTGTTTCTCTACTTCAGGCTCTTTAGCCTTTTCTTTTTCTTCTTTAGGTTCTACCGCGTATATATTTCCAATTATTAATAAACCTAATATAAGACTAAGGGTGCTCATACCTCGTTTCTTTATTACCGGGTTTTTCACTTTCATCATCCTTGATATGATTAGTTAGATTATCGGTATTATTTAGTATATCCGATGCGTTCATATCAATTCGTTGTCTATTCTCTTTAGACTCTGCATCATATATAACCTTCTCTAACTTTAACATTGATATCATCTCATTAGGTACATAACGCCATACATAGTCCCCATCTTCTTTGATAATAGAGAATACAGTTTGTCTTAATCCAATCTTAACTATGATAGCGTCTGAGTCATCTATTTTTACTCTATCACCCTCACCAAATGCTCTGTTCATAAAGAAGGCTATACCTTTAGATGCAGATGTTATAAAATCCTTTATCCATATTGCTACAATACCAGCTAATAATACCTTTACTATAGGAACCATATCATTCGTTAATTCTTCGGCAATTTTTAATTCGTCAATCATATTATTCCTATCTAGGTGAAAGTAACATAGGTAGAACACCTACTAAGGCACCACCTACAATAGCAAATCCTACAGCCCACCCAAATACTGTAATAATAAGATCTGTTCTTTTAGCTCTTCTTTTAGCTTCAAGTATTCTTTGTTTTTCTCTGTCTCGGGCTTGTTCACCTTCGAAGCGTAGGAAATCGTCCCACATCATATGTCTAGTGGAAATCATCATTTCTTTAAGTTGTTCTCTTTTATTCTTTATAGCTTCCTGGGCCATAAATATTTCTAAATCAGATTCTTGTTGCTTACCTGTCTTTGCAAGTTTTGCTTTTTGATCTATTGTTCTACCAGCGTCTGAAAATTTAGCTAGGTGTTCACCCATTTCAAATAATTCTTTTCCATGAGCTAGACTTTCTGATATTACACTAAAGGCGGCGTTGGCAAGTGCCAATTCTGCTAACATAGTATCTCCTTATAAACTATATTAGTATATTTATATATTCCGTGCCTTTAAGATTCCATTATTTCAAAATGTGGTGCATCTATAAACGGTCTACGATTCTGTGATCGTCTAGTATCAATATAGTAATTCATTGCTTCTTCTGATGTACCTATATAATCCCCAAGGTCTAGTACATTCCATGCAGCTCCCCATCTTATAGACAGGCCTGTCTCAGATGCTGCTAGTTTCATTCCATCAGCAATATCATCATATAAGTTAAGTTCCCATGATACTCTAGCTCCAATATAAGCAACTAAATCAACTGCTCTACCCTCTAGATGTTTAGACTTCATAGTCTTAGATGCTCCAGAATCAAATAATTGTTTCTGTCGTCTGGTAGTCCTTAATCCTTCTGTCACACCGAAATCTATTTTAGTTACCTGAATAGCTCGATGAACACATGCTACTAATTGTGGATCAACACCTTCTAATCTTTTAATACTTCTTTTGCTTAATTTAAACATTTCATTTACCTTATATTTAACGACCATAGTTTTTTTAATACCCATGATGCGGCTGACGCTTTTATAGGATTTGATGATCTACTCATCTGCCATATACAAAGCATTACTTTCATTTTATGTATAGAAGTTTTATACATTAACTTCAACGATTTCAAGATTTTCAAAATCTTCCCTTCTTATAGTTATTTCATATCCGCGTACATTGATCTGTACAGGATCACCAAGAGGAGCTACTCTAATAATTTTAAATAAAGTACCTTTAAGTAGACCTAGAGATAGACATTTCTTCCTAAGTGATTTGCTTGATTCACCATAGTTAACTAGTTTATATTTTTTACCTATTTCAACCTGAGAGAATGTCATAACCAAAGATCCCCATAATGTTTACCAAACAATTTAAACCCTAATTGTATATGTTCATTCTCTTCAGAGAGCCCGTGCATATCACCAGATGCATAATAAGCAGGTTCCCATGTATCTCTTGTCCGATGAAGTTGAAATGCCATAATGATCTTATCCATAACATATTTACACCGAACATCATATTCATTAGATTTCATAGAAAGTGGAACATCATCATCATCAACCATAAAGTAAGTATCTAGATGCTTCATCTGTGTATAATACTTCTCTAGCATAGGTAGAATGATTTCAGAGAGGGTATGGTCCATATTAATAATATCATCTTTATGGATCTTCACTTCTACATATCGATCTTCTCTAAATTTATTTACAGTATAATCTAAGACATTTTGTAGTCTTGGAATCACCCATTCGGTGACTGAATGTGGAACGCCGTACCTTTGCATAACTTCTTCTACTACATCAACTAGTATTACTTTAGGATAACCACCAATGTCTACACGCATACTATACCTTCCCTTCAATTAGAGTTTTATTAGCAGTTGCCAGTTGTTCAAAGGCAACCTGAAAGTCTTCCTGCTGAGATACTTCTTCAGCAAAATTACGCATATGGTATACCTTAGCCAATTGATTAATTAGCTTTTTAGGCATATCATGCTCTTCAGCAATATTATCAGTTATCTCTTTTATTAGTTCACGCTCTGCTTCAATTCTAGTTTTAGAGTTAGAAATCTCTTGAAGAGCTGCATCAATCTTTTTCAAATCACTTGGGTTACTCGGTAACATAGGGTGTCCTCACGGTTCATTTTAAAATTGTGGATTAAATACTTCTATTATTAATTCATAAAACGCTATAATTGTTAATGCTATCATAAACACTATAGCTAAGATTACTAAAGTCACTGAATATTTCATCATAAACAGTAGATGGAAATACATTACTTTACTTCTTTTATTTTCTCTTTTTCTTCCTTGATTGATTTAAATATAAGATCCCAATTATCCCTGTACTTCTTATTTGAGGTCTTGGACTGAAGCTTATCTCCAGTTACATCATTCTTCGTTACTGCCATTTTCTTTATCCGTATATATCATTAATGGTATTAATTTTAGTGCTTCTTCTGCTTCTGGAACTTTGGAGATAATTATCTCCTTAACATTCTCCTTAACAATAGATGTGACTTCCTCACAATTATTTGAGTCATACAATGTAGTTAAAGGACAATCAATATAGGATTGAATTGTTCTAGCCTCAAGAAGTATATTCGTTACCGTTTGTGCAGTTGTAGACACAATTGTAATACCTATTATAATTAAAGAAGCCTTTTTGTATATATTCATAACCCTTTACCTCTGATGCTGTATTTTAGTCATTTCTTTTAATTCATACCATGTCATGCAATGAGGACACCTAACTTTAGACAGAGAATAGAATCTAACAAATGATCCTATAGGACCCTCATTGCATGGGCATTTAAACTCTGATATCTCAATCTCTTTCATTACCTAGTGCTAATATAATGTAATGGGCGGCTTTTAAAAGATCTTTTCTATTCCTACCTTCCTTTTTACCATATCGTAACAAATATTTAATTGAAGTATCAATACATGAATCTGTCATAGTTCCACGCGCCTTCCATATATCAAGACCTTGTACAGAATTATTAGAGTTTGTGTAATGTGAAGAATAAGTAGATCCAATATATTGTGTTAATTCTTTGATTACAATATCTTCAGAGTAGTTATACTCTTCAGTATAATTAGAAAACTTCAATTCATTTGGATCTGGGGGATTGTCCATAAGTTTGTTATCTACCCAATCTGCTTGTGCTCCAGCCCAATCGATTTTTGTATCTGCAGGGATATTTAATTTATAATTAGAGGTATCAGACGAGTTTGTTATTACATAATCTGAACTGTCTTGCCATTCATTAAATGTTATACCGTGTTTACTTCCCTTTATCTCTTCGTTAAGTTCGGGTTCAATAGTCATTATTTAATCCCACCATTTTTTACCCATTTAGCCGTAGGATGTCGCTTCTTGGTATATGATCCATGACCTGTTTGTTTCGAAAAGGGTTTCCCTCTCGAATTAACTGCTTCACATCTAAATGGTTTCGCTCGTTTACTCATAATTCACCTTTTCTTTTAATATATTATAATTATGTTTTCGCTTATACTTAGAACGATCTCTTTGAACTTTATGTCCAAAGAGTGTGTCCTTATCAAACAAAGATTTGTGTATAGCTCTACCTACTTTTCGTTTTTTCATAATACTATTATACACTAATCTTTATACAATGTCAAGCACTATCCTACAGAATTACACAGACCTTTTGCGTATGCATTTTTCTGTTGCTCTAATCCAATATTAAGTGCTGTTACAGTAGCTCCTGAATCGATCTTAGCAGCAAAAGGATGTTCTGATTCTTCATAAGTAAGTTGAACATCGCGTGATGAAGGAAGACCATTTACAGCATTATATAAAGCTTCTTTAGTTGCTTCATAGTTATACTGCTGAATCAATACATCATCAGTAGCATTCCAATGAATGAATACTCCTACAGTAATAAAGAGATCATCCGCCTCTGATGCATTAATAGTACCATCTTTAACAGAATCTGCAATTGCCATAGATACACCACGTTGTGCAGGACCAAACATTTGTACTGCTTGTTTCCCTTTCTTAATAGTAACTTTATTGAACATAACGGTATTTGGTTTCACCATTAAGTTCGGAGCCACTACTGCTAATAGAGATGTAAACCCATCTTTATTATTAACTAAAGCATTAGCGAATGCTGTTTCTACTACTGAACCTCTCGGTCCAATCATTAAATCGATATGCGCAACTTCATTACCTTCACCTACTAAGGACTCACCTACACATAACTCTGTTACTCTACTCATTATCTACTCCTCATTATAATTAATTATCTTACATTTAGTTGTTTTGAAAAAGGCATTAGTTAAATCATCATAATTTAACAAGTTTTTCGTTTTTAGTGCTTTAATGAAATTCTCAAATTGTTCCCATTCAGTCCCCTTTATTACCAAATTATATTTTCTTATAGAAGGTATAAGTAGGTCTCTATGTCCTGTTGCATTCCTAGAGTCCCTTATATTCTTATGTCTGTGTTCCTTTACCTCAATATATCCAGCTAACCATATATTATCACACATTCTAATAAAATCTTTGGTTACTGGAGCAGAATGAGTTAAATCATAACTATACGGCATTACAATATGTACAATCTATTTTAGCCATAATAACCTTCTTAGGTACAAGATCAGAGATACTAGAGTAAGAACAAATAGGATTTAGCTTATTCTCTTTGTTATAGTATTCTGCCTTAGATATTGATTTAAATTCTTTTGTTTTAATTGTTTCCCCCATTTCACCCTCAATCCAATATGATGTTACTATGTACATTTACTTTAATTTTCCCTTTAATATGGTTATAGGAATACTAAGTAATCCTATTATTAGAATTAGTAGGATTACTATAGCAGTTATCCCTGTTAGTATTATATTAGGTTGTTTTGTCTGTTGCGTTTCTATATGCATAATAACCCCAGATTAATTGTATTCCTAACCCTATTATAAAAATACCATTAATAATATTATATATAAACTCATACCCAGCGGGAAATATGATATGAATTGCAATAAGCATCCATAATGATATAGTTGAAATCATAGTGTAGATTGGTAATAATAATGCTTTTATCATAATAATGTTCTCAATAAATGTTAATGTTATCCTTTACGAAAAGTAATCCTGTTCCTATTATCATCCATGCTAATATTAATATAGGAATAGAGTATAGTAATATCTTATCAAATAGACCATGATCTGATGTGTCTACAGTAGACATACCAAATATAACTGCAGCTGCAAGTAAGCATAACCATATTATTTCAAATACACCCATATTATCGTACCAGTACAGATTGCATAATAACAGTTGCTAATGATGCTCCTATTACGCATGCCACCATATACATAAACATTCCAGATACATGCTTAAAATAAGTACGAACCGAATCTGAGAATATACATCTCTTTATATTATATAATATACTCTTCATTAAACTAGATATTATTTGGAACCAAGTCATTATACTACCCTCTCCCTCTTACGAAACTAATGCTTTCAAACTCTCACCATTACAAAACCTACGAATAGTTTCTGCTAAAAGATCATCAATATCAACCACTTGGATCTTTTCAGGTAACTTCTTTATCTGTTCAATTGAGTTCGATATATATAATGTATTTATACTTGACTCATCTAGTCGTGTAATAGCACCTTTTGAAAACACACCATGAACAATAACAGCATCAACAGACTTTGCCTTTTCAGCTAAGAGAGCATTAGTAGCACCTACTAATGTACCACCGCCATCTACAATATCATCTACAATACAGCATCTTTTACCTTTTACATCACCAATGATATGCATTACTTTAGATACACCAGGTTCTGGTCTTCTTTTATCAATAATAGCAATAGGAAGGTTTAATAGATTAGCAAAGTATCGGGCCCTAGAGGTTCCACCTATATCACCAGCAACTATACAATCATAGTTGTTATCCTTGATATAGTTTTTAAGTGTGTTTAATGTTGAGATATGTTCGCATACTACATTATTAGAGAAGAACCCTTGTATTTGTAGAGTATGCAGATCTGTTGCTATAACAGAGTCAATTCCGGAATAGGATAGCATTTGTGCAAATACAGAAGATGATATAGGACTTCTTTGTATTCTTCTATCTTGTCTTGCGTATGGTAAATAAGGGAATAATACTGTAATCCTTTCTGGTGAGGATCGTTTTACTGCATCTATCAGAAGCATAAGCTCCATAATATCTACATTCTTATTGGATTGTGTTGAAGTTCCAGCTATAATGAAAACTTCTTGTCTTCTAATATTCTCTAGAACTTCAACTGATATTTCAGCGTCGGCAAAATCGACGATTCTTACATTACATAATTTTATATCTAACTTCGCTGCTACCTTTTTACTTAATACTTTATTAGACCTTGTACTTAATAATATTGAGTTCTTCACTTAAAAGTCCTATTAATTTATTATATAGTGTATTATACTATAGTTGCGTCACTTTGTCAAGAGTTTTTTACATAAACCTGTATAGTTTGACATTGAATGATCAGAGAAACCGTCAATTCCTGGTGGCCATTTACAGATACCTTTTAGAGTACCCGAACACCATTGTTTAAACATACGCCATCTAGAAAATCCATCATGCAACTTACCTTTGGAATCAAAATATTTCATTTCCCCTACATGAGAATATCCAATAATCTCTAATGGATTTCTAGTAACAACATCATTATTATTTCGATGTCGGTATAGAGGTACATTATAAGCTTTAGCAAATGTATTGTTACCAACTCTGGGTGATCCATAGTTATATACTACACAATCATTTAATCTAATACCAGCTAAGGTTGCCATAGCAGCACCGAGAGAATGACCTGTAACCCATATTTTATGATTAGGGTAATCTCTAGCGATAGAGTGTACCTGATCCCATATACGATCTAGATAGTCTTTAAATCCTCTATGAACTTTACCTGTAGATGCTACTTCAGAATCAGTTTTAAAGAATTTACAATCTGCTTTAATGTCTTTCCATTCCGTAGGTTCAGTTCCACGAAATACGAATATTAGGTTTTCCCTGTCAGCTAAGGCATATGCTTCAGCACCATCTTCAATACCTTCAATAAACTGAACAGTATATGCATGACCCCAGATATGTTTAAATCCTGCTGGATCTAGATAACAGTCTTCACTTAATTGTGCGAATAGTGAAGCATTAGTCTCTGAATATTCGGTTGTATCAACAATACCTTTTCCTAGAGGTTTTGTAATAAACCGTTTTAAATTAATACTCATGAATCATCAGCGCAAGTGACTGATATTGAGTTGGGGGTTATCGAATCACTAACGGCTGTACGAATTACATTTCGAGCGTCGGGTGACGCAGCGCAGTAACGAGATACTGTATGCTGCGCTGCGATCCCAACAGTTGATAATGTAGAACATCCAGACATTAGAATCGCTGTAGCGATTATAATTGTCTTTTTCATTTTTATCACCTATTATTAATATACATTGTTATTTCAAAACCAAACCTTAAATCCTTATATTCTGGGGTTTCCCACTTCATATACTTCTCCTGTGCTTAGTTATGTCTTACATTATTACTTATACTGAGATTACTGATCGAAATTATATTGATATTCAACAAATAAGGAGTCACCGATTTGATCACGACCTTGAAATACATCCCAAGGAGCTGATAAATCATTTTGCTGATATGCACCTGTTAGCTGATGTGTTTTAGAACCAACATATGCTGTAGCGAATACCCGTGCATAGTTATTATTATTTTCACCAGACCAAAATTCTCCAAACTGATCCATGTCTTGCATCCAACGAAAGCCGGCCGATTTCATTTTTAATCCAAAACCTGAATCATGATCAGCTGCCATTAGAGGGGCAGACATTAAGGCAAACATTGTTGCTAATACGATTAATACTTTTTTCATGCTTATTTCCTATTATTGTGTAGGTGTGATATAGCAACCATTGCTAACACCATTAATGACAGACCACCAAACCCTAAAAAAATCATCTCACCGAGTGCGAGGATTGTAGAGTCCACGGATCCTAATACTATGAGAAATCCTGTAAACCCCATTATATAATATAGTACTTCAAGTATTTTCTTCATTATTATTATTCCTTTGTATTACGATTTTATTTATATAAAACAACAATTGTGGTTATTATACAACCTTACTTATAAAAGATATGATTGTCTATATGCCATACTTTAGATAGCTTGTATGACCATTTAGGTTTTATATTAGCAGCATGATACCACATAGAACCTTTTGATATACCATTCAAACCAACACCCCATATACCTGACGTATATTCATCAACTACAGACTGTATCTTTTTATAAGTTACTTTATCTTTAGGTGCTGAATACCTACCAGACCAAAATGAGAATTGCCTGTGCTGTTTAATTACATCACATATATGATTAGGATATTTTGATGATATCTTTCTATTATTAATAACATCCATTACCATCAATTGCCCCATTTTGGATTCACCTCTTGCTTCACCGTATACAGCTAAACTCATACAATCTACTTCGGATTGTGTGTAATTAGATGCTATAGAGGTAGTAGGTAATACAAATAGTGCTAATATGAAAAGATTATTCAAAACTAAATTCTCCTAATTCTTTATGATATATACACTATTATACACACACTTTGCTATAATGTCAAGAACTTTCTTCAGTTACTTTTTTCAATTCAGCACGATTTATTAAACGTTTAATAACATCATCAGAATCCATCCATATATCTCTATTATCCAGAATCTGTTGTATCTCATCTTCTTCTAAGAAGTCTACATACACATCTCTTAATAATTGCTCAGACCATTGTCGCTCATGTATGATATTGTCATACATTTCACCACCTTTACCTATAACACCACCTGAATAGTTGTGAAACATAAACATAGAATTATCTGATATATCTATGTTATCTGAAGCTAACATAATCATTGTAGCTGCTGACATACACGCCCCTTCAACTTCAATCATTATAGTACCTTGGCATTGCCTAATGACATTACGGAATTGAATAGAGGTGAATAAATCCCCACCTACTGAATTAATATATAATCGCACTACATCATGTAATCCTATATTACGAATAATATCAAACCATTCAGTATACTGATCAGGGGATTCTATATCACCTACTAGATAAAACTCATATATAGTTGATAATGGTTTACCTACTATGGTTTTTTTATCTTGGTTGTCCTGTTGCTTTATATCCATTCTCTAATGCTTCCTTAATTAATGTAGGGTCTGATTCTCGTTTCATAATCGCAGTTAATACTTGATTATCTTCTAAGGTTGATTGTGCTGTATATGTTGTAGATTCACCGTTAGAAGTATTTGTACAGGATGCATGCCATTGTTTACGATAAGTACCTTCTTTATAACCATTCTCTTGTCTAAAGATATTTAAAATCAACTTACCCATATACATATGATACACCTTATCAAATGTCATACCAGCTGCTAATGTGAGTTCTGACAACTCGTACATAGTTGATAATAAATTGGGGGTCATCTGGGAACAAGAATGAACAAAATATAACGTTCTTTGTTGTACTTTCTCTGTATCCCAATCAGATGTACTCTTATCAAGACCTGAATGATCTTCAACCATCTGAGCGAAATATTCTAGTTTATCTTCATTGAGCGTTGATGGTAATGTAGCAGGATCTAATAGTACTAATGAAAAATAGAAAAACCAAAGATCAATAATCTCCATTCTTGATTGCTCAATATCTACAGTACCATGTTTCCACCATTTGTAATCAGTATGTTCTAATAGTTCACCCGACTCAACAATCATTGCTCTGATAAAGTCTGGTCTAGACCTATCGTTTTCCCATGTAGGATTAATAATAGTGTTTAGTTTTCTTTGTTGTTTTAATAAGTTAAGTACTTTCTGTTTCATTATATAATCCTATTGTTTCAATTAGTTTAGATGTCCAGTTATCACGTTGTTCAATGAATATCTGAGGTTCTTCATTATCTACGGCTATTAGTGTTACTAACTGTTCTACAGGAATACCAGTACGCTCTTCAAACATAATAGCATACGCAGCTTCTTGTATAAAATAACTTTCACACCATTCTTTCTTTTTGAGTCTCGCTGATGTCTTGAAATCGATAATAGATACTTTACCATCCCATTCAGCAATACAATCTACTCTACCTGCTAAACCTAAATGAGTTGAGTAGAGCGCTCCTTCTTGACATAATACATTATCTATGTATCTATCAATAGTAGATCTAACTGATAAGAAGTTATCATGTATATTAGGTAAGAACCCATCAGAGAACCCTTTATCATTATCAATATACTTCTCAATGATCTCATGAACAGCTGTACCTCTAGTAGATGCTTTATATGAAATCCTATTTGCTTTATCGTTACCTACTCTCTTTCTCCATTTTTCAATAGAGTCTTTCGATAAGATAGAAAGTACTGATGTTACAGAGGGAAACAGTTCATGATTTGGTGTTTCATATAACCTAGTACCATCTTTGTATGTTACATTAAGGTCATTATAACCTAGTTGTATGTTCAAATGCTTAAAATTCTTATATCTTTTCATAATATTAATATCCTAAATGTTCCTTAGAACAGATATAATCTCTAACGATGTCTGATCTAACGATGTCTGCCCAAGTAAATTCAATAACTCTAAACCCTTTTAAGGTTTCTAATATATCTATAAAGTTTCTAACTCCTTGTCTTTCTGTTTTCTTATGCAGATCTGATTGATAATAATCACCACACATTATGAAACGACAATTCTTACCTATTCTTGTTATAACAGAATCAAGTTCATGAAAGTTACAGTTCTGTGATTCATCTATAACCAGAATAGCATTATTAAAGGTTTGCCCGCGAACAAAAGAAGTTGAAAGAAACTCTATCTTTGAGGTATGTAGAAGTATATTCCATGCATCATGAACGTCTTCAAACATTTCAGAACATAAGCTCTTATAAGGTAGTGTATAAACTTCTTTCTTTTCTTCTTCTGTTCCTGGTAAAAACCCAATATCCCTTGTTGGTACTATTGATCTAACTATAATAACCTTATCAAATTGTGTAGCCTTATCAAGTACTTTTGATAGTGCTAAATGAAGGGCAAGGTACGTTTTCCCTGTACCTGCAGATCCTGATAATATTAAATTATCATCTAACTTCCATCTTTGTATAGCCTCATTCTGTTTATCAGATAATGCATCAAGTGTGGTTAAATCCTCATATTTAATTTTCAAGTTAGCCAATACTAGTATTTCCTTATTTTGTTGTTATTGTATTACCTCGCTGAGAGGCTCCTGCATTGATTTTGGATAATACTTCTTTGAATCCATCATCTGTTCTTCCTACTACATCACCGGTTTCATATACTATTTTAGGTGCTCCAATCACCTGCTTAACCAATCCCTGTACTTTACATTCCGGACATGGCTCTTCTAACGGTTTATTTCTTATAGAAATTGGACTAAACTTTTCAAAAGTTATATCGCAATTACTACACCCATATTCATATGTTGGCATTACTAATCATACTCCATTTGTTCTATTTGATCTGTTAAATAATCGTACTTACATTTTACTCGGTATGCTAATTTAGAGTTTCCTTCTTTCTCTAATCTAAAGACTTGATGTTTAATATCTTTGTGATACTTCTTAATTCGTTGAAGCTGATGCATACTTATAATTGCCATTTGATACCTTTAAGGTTGTTACAGGAATCATAATATAAGATTACTTGGTGGTAATAAGTCCTCCCCATACTGTGTTACAAAGTTTAACAGTTAATCCTTTATACTTACCCTTTAATGCTTTATCTTTCATTATAATAACTAATTCAGCATCTTTCGGGTGTATAGACTCTAATAAATCAATAAACATTCGTTCTTTCTTAACAGTAGGAAGAGACTTACCTTCACCATCATCAACAAAATATTTAAAAGTTACTGTCTTATTAATTAATGATTCTATAGTATCTTCTTCAGACTTAGGTTTATATGGTACAGACCCTTTAGGTATCCAGTTAAATGTCAACGTAGGATCAAACGAACCTTTTAAAAAATCTCTAATACCTAGACAGTCATTTTCTTTAAGTAATGCTGCCTTGGCCTTTGCTGTTTTTGTTTTCCCTACA